CACAACCGCTTTAACTCAAGATTACCAGCGTTATTTATCTATTGCCAAAGCAAACGACAAAGGCGCACCGAATTTATCATTTGCTCCATACCCAAGCAAAGTCCTTATTGGCTACGCTAATATCCCTGATACTGGCTATGGAAGCTAATTATGATTCTAGGACAAGCTAAGAAGTTTCAGGCAACAACAGCTAGTTTGTCAGCCCCTATTGGCGGCTGGAACGCTAGAGATGCTTTAGCGGAAATGAACCCTCTGGATGCTGTCCAGATGATTAACTTTTTCCCAACACCTTCAGATGTAACCCTTAGAAAAGGGTATACAAAGTACTCTACAGGCATACCTGGAGAAGTGCAAACCCTAATGAATTACAGCAGTCCTACAACGCAAAAGTTATTCGCTGTTGACAATAATGGTGATATTTATAACGCTTCTGTGTCACCTGCTACATTAGCTTTTCCTGTAAGTCTTGGTAATGGCAAGCTTCAGCATGTAATGATTACAACGGCTGGTGGCTCATTTATGCCAGCAGTTAATGGCGCTGACCCAATGGTGGTTTATAACGGCACAGAATGGGTAAAATCAGCCGCTACAGCTACTGCTCAAACAATTACTACCATTACTCGTGGCGGCACAGGAAACTTAACAGCTACTGTGACAACTGCTACAGCGCATGGCTTGGTTTCAGGCAATGAAATTACTGTAACTGGTGCTACCCCAGCAGAATTTAATGGCGTATATAGAATTACTGCTACTGGTTTAAGCACATTTACCTACACAATGACTTCTGCGCCAAGCGGAAATGCAACGATTGTAGGCTCTTATTCTATTAATTATTTTACAACTGGCGTTGCTACAGAAAAATTTGCAAACATTAATCTTTATAGAAACAGGTTATTTTTTGTAGAAAAAAACAGTCTTAATTTTTGGTATTTGCCAGTTGAGTCCATTAATGGAGCATTAACTAGCTTTAATCTTGGCTCAATCGCTCGCAGAGGCGGTTATTTACAAGCTATGGGTACATGGACATTAGACGCTGGTTATGGCGTTGATGACTATGCAGCTTTTGTTACCAGCCAAGGCGAAGTCATTGTATATAAAGGCGGAAACCCATCAGACCCTACTGACTGGAGTTTAATTGGCGTATGGCAAATAGGTGAAACCTTTAGCCGTAGATGCTTTTTTAAGTTTGCTGGCGACCTTTTGCTTTTAACTCAAGACGGTTTAGTACCTATGGCTTCTGCTTTGCAGTCAAGCCGCCTAGACCCTAGAATTAACATTACCGACAAGATTTACTACGCTATTAGCCAAGCGGCTGACCTTTATTCTCAAAATTTTGGTTGGCAAATTAACTATTACGCCAAAGTAAATATGCTCATTATTAACATTCCTTTGGGAAGTGGCAAATACGAGCAATATGTAATGCACACCATTACTAAATCTTGGTCTAGGTTTACTGGAATTAATGCTGCTTGCTTTGAAGTAAGCGGTGAAGACATGTATTTTGGTGGTCAAGGCTTTGTAGGCAAATATTATGACGGTCTTTCTGACGGTGGCAATAATATTGCCGCTTCAGTACAGCAAGCGTATTCCTATTTTGACAGTCGTGGACAACAAAAGCGTTTTACAATGGTACGCCCTATATTCCAAGTACAAGGGGCAATTCCTACCGTTTTATGCGGATTAAGCACCGATTTTGAAGTACAAGATTTAAGTCAAAGCCTTACTTTTAACCCTGCCCTTAATCAGACTGGCATTTGGGATTTAGGAACTTGGGATAACAAAAAATGGGGTGGAAATATCATTAGTAAAGAATGGCAAGGCGTTACTGGAATTGGTTATTCAGGCTCAATTAGTTTAAATACTGCTTCGCAAGGATTAGAATTGCATTGGGCTTCAACTGACTTTGTAATGGAAAAAGGAGGCGTACTGTAATTGCGTAAGGTGACCACAGAAAACCAGCAATATATGGGGGATTGGCTGGTTAGAATGATGAACCACCCATTGCCAACAGAAACAGTATGTATAGGTCAAGAAATTGACGGAGTATTAGCAGCAGTTGTTGGATATTGTAGTTTTATGCCAAAAGCGTGCCAAATGCACATTGCGGCAGTAAATGAAGTAAATTGGATGAGTCGAGATTTGCTGTGGGCGGCTTTCGATTATCCCTTTAATAAACTAGGAGTTAGCGTTATACTAGGACAAATTTGTGGCAGTAATGAAGATGCCCTAAGATTGAACCGACACCTTGGTTTTAAAGTGGTAGCCGAAATCCCAGATGCTCACATGGATGGTGACTTAGTGATTATGGCTATGAGGCGTGAAGATTGTCGATGGCTCGACATCAAATGCCCTTTAAGGACAGCAAGAGGAGAATGACATGGGTGGTGGTGGATTTTTAGGATTAGGGCCTGCGCCAAGTGCGCCAGCAACCCCAGATTATGCAGGTGCAGCACAAGCTACAGCACAGGGAAACCTTGATGCTGCTCGTGCCGCTGCCGCTGCCAACCGTGTAAATCAAGTTACCCCTTATGGAAACTTAGATTACGCTATTACAGGTAAAGACCCATACGGAAATCCTACTTGGACTTCTACTACATCGTTAAATGATGTAGGCACACAATTATTAAATAACCAAAATGCTGCTAGTTTAGGTCTTGGTTCTACTATTAATGCTGCATTAGGTCGCACCCAACAAACAATGGGTCAAGGCTTTAACCCTAATTTGCCTTCTACTGGTTTAAATCCTGGACAAAGCTACCAAGATGCTTATATGCAGCGTCTTGCCCCACAAATTCAACAAGGGCGTGAAGCATTTGATGTAAAAATGGCTGACATGGGTATTCCAGTAGGCTCTGAAGCTTATAACAGAGCATCATTGGCACAAGGTCAGAAAGAAAATGACTTATTGGCGGCTGCTACAACCCAAGGTTTTGGTACAGGTTTGCAAGCAAATCAACAAGCTTACAACCAAGCAATGACAAACTACAACTTGCCATTAAATACATTAAGCTCATTGCGTACTGGCGCACAAGTACAAAACCCAACATTTGTTAATGCACCGCAACAAGCTACAACGGCTGGCGCAGATTTATTAGGCGCTACACAAGCTGGTTACAACGCACAATTAGGCGCTTCTAACGCTGCTAATGCTGCACAGTCTAACTTTAATAGCGGTTTGATGGGTCTTGGTGGCGCTGGCATTATGGCTTTCTCTGACATTCGTGCCAAAGAAAACATTGAATTAGTTGGCAATGTAAACGGCTTTAATGTTTATGAATTTGACTATAAGCCTGAATTTAAAGACATTGCAGGTTATGGTCGCTTTATTGGTGTAATGGCGCAAGAAATAGAGGCTGTTAGACCTGATGCAGTATTTACTCGCCCAGATGGTTACAAGATGGTTAATTATGGAGCTTTAAATGCCTAATCCATTTACAAATACTTATATGCCTAATGGCTTTGAAGGCCAAGACCAACAAGGTTTTTCTCCTGTATTTCAAAATGTTGGGCAACAACAACAATTTCAAAACCAACAGCTTGGCGCTGGAAATCAATTAGCACAACAAGTTGGTCAAGGACAGGGTAGCGGTTTTAATAATTTAGCTATGGCTATGGCATTGCGCAATAAACAACCGCAAACAGGAGCTTCTATTGGCGATAAAATGTCTAATTATTTTGGCACACAACAAACACCTGAAATGCAAGCCCAAATTAATCAATTGGGTAGTAATACTTGGAATCCTATGAGTGATTACAACACAGGCGCAAATGGCTGGGGAAGCTACGGAGAATAATATGGCAGACGCATTAAATTTAGGACAAATGGGTACATTGCCTCCAGAGTTATATCAGCAACAACAGCAATTAAACCGCCAGCAACAAATGGCACAATTGTTAATGCAAAATACTCAGCAACCACAAGGTCAAATGATTAGTGGTCATTATGTTGCGCCTAGCATCTTTCAAAATTTAGTACCATTAGCCAATATAGCTGCTGGCTCTTATTTGCAAAGCAAGGGCGATGAAAAAGCATTGGAATTGTCTAAAGCGCTTAAAACTCAATATTCTGACGAACTACATCAATTTAATGAATTGTTGTCTAAAAACCCAACAGAAGCATATAGTTACGCTTCACAAGCATACAATCCTGAGCTTCAAAAAATTGGTATGAAGAAAATGATTCCTGAAGAAATTACTTTGGGAGAAGGTCAAAAACGCTTT